GCTACGAGCGTGATATGTGCGCCAACTTCCTGCAAACGGCGGACGTGCATAACTTCACCATGGAGGCGATGATCCGCAACCCCGGTCGCGGCATGTCGAGCCGCGTCGGCGATGGCGTCCTCTACGGCGAATGGTACATCAAGGTCGACGCCGACGGCGATGGGACGCCGGAGCTGCGCTACATCTGCACCATGGGCGAGAGCCACCAGATCGTGCGCGACCAACCGGCCAACCGGGTCAAGTTCGCCCTGTTCTCCTGCGATCCGATCGGCCACACCATCGTCGGCGACAGCGTCGCCGATCTGACCGTCGACATCCAGCGCATCAAGACCAACATGACGCGCGGCGTCCTGGACAGCTTGGCCGAAAGCATCAACCCGAAGACCGTGGTCAACGAGCTGGTCACCAATTTGGACGACGCCTTGAACGACGATCTCGGCGCGGTCATCCGCACGCGCGGCGATCCCGGCAACGCGGTGCAATTCGCCTCGACCCCCTTCGTCGGCCAGCAGGCCCTGCCGATCCTGCAATATCTCGACCAAGTGCAGTCGAAGCGCACCGGCCTCGTCGACGCCAGCAAGGGCCTCGACCCGAAGGCCCTGCAGTCCTCGACCATGATCGGCGTCGAGGCGATCATCAACGGCGCCCAGGAAAGGACCGAGCTGGTGGCGCGGGTGCTGGCCGAGACCGGCTACCGCGACCTCTTCCACGGCCTGTTCAATGAGATCGTCGAGAACGAGAACCAGAGCCGCACGCTGCGCGTCAACGGCAATTGGCAGACCTACCACACCTCGATGTTCGACGCCGACATGTCGGTCGAGGTCAACCCCACGCTCGGCAAGGGCTCCGACACGGTCAGGATGATGACCTTGCAGCAGATCAAGAACGATCAGGCCCAGGTCTACCAGACCTTCGGCCCCTCGAACCCGGTGGTCGGCATCCCCGAGATGCTCAACACCATCACCGACATGCTGGACATCGCCAACATCAAAAACGTCGGCCGCTACTTCAAGACCCCGAGCCCGCAGGTGCTGCAGGCGATGGCGACCGCGCCGCACGAGCCCGACGCCATGACCATCGCCGCCAAGGCGAACTACGAGCGGGTCAAGATGCAGACGGCGCAGGCGATGGGCGAGCAGCAATTCCAGATCCAGAAGCAAGCCCAGGACGAGGCGTATCGAAGGGACCGGCTGGCGCAGGAGCATGCGTTCCAGAGCGACCAGATCAGGGTGCAAGAAACCAAGAACGCCCTCGACCACCAAGTCGACATGACCCAGATCGCCGCCGACATGGCGGCGGCCTCGGTCGCCCAACCGGACAACGCGCCCGCACCGCCGCCGCCGCAGGCGCCCAAGATGCCGGGCATGGCCCAGGGCCAGCCCCCAGGTCCGCCCCCAGGCGGCCCGCCTGGGCAGCAAGGACCGCAAGGACCTATGATGGCCCCGCCGGGACCGATGGCCTTGCCTCCGAAGCCGCCAGGGCAGTGACGCCGCGCAAGGAACTCCTGGCCGAGGGCGTCGAACTGTGGCTCGGCGATTGCCGGGAGGTTTTGCCGCTGATCGGCAAGGTCGATGCGGTAATGACCGATCCGCCTTACTTTGGCCGAGAGGATCTATTTCCAACAGATGCAACATTGGATGCATTATCTGCTTTAGGTAGATATTCTGAGATTTCGGTCTTTTGGCCATGGTATGGGCCAGATCCAATCACTGCTGATGCAATCCATATTTGGCACAAATCAGTTCCTATTCACCCGCGCTCTGAGATAGGCAATGTTGCAGGGCACCACTATGAACGAATTTTTACCAAAGGGCTTGGCCGGAAGAGCAAAGTATACCGTTTCCCGGCAATAATGGCTGGGTTTTCTGCGTGTGCGCAGGAATTTGTCAAACACCCTACACAAAAACCTCTAGACCTCGTTCATGAATTACTTTGCGATACCGATGGTGAAGTACTCGACCCTTTCATGGGCTCTGGCACGACTGGCGTCGCGGCCGTCCGGCTCGGCCGCAAGTTCATCGGCATCGAACTCGATCCTGGCTATTATACCATCGCCAAGCGGCGCATCACCGAGGCGATGGCGCAGCCAGACCTGTTCATCGAACCGCCCAAGCCGGTAAGGCAGGAGGCGTTCCTATAGGGGCGGCCTTTTCTTTTCCTTGAAATCGAAGTATTCATGGAAGCAATCAAAGAAGATGTCATCGGGACATCTTCATGGTTGCCGCCATGAACCTTTGAGACATGTCGGCGCTCGGCAATTCCATTGAGAGCTTAAGCGAACGGCGCGAACTCTCCGACGCCGCCAAGGCCCTGCTCGCCGACCGCGCCTTCGATCAGGCCTGGACCCAACTCAGGAAGCTCTGGTTCGCCGAGCTGATCCAACAGCCGCACGCCAGCGTGAAGCAGGATGAACTGGCCGCGCGCCTGCGCGCCCTCAACGCCATCGCCGAGGAGCTGGGCGCGCTCGCCGAGGGCTATCGCAACGACCTGCGCATGAAGGCCCGCCATGGCGCCTGAAGGCGAGAGCGGCCTCGACGAGGCGCGCGACGCGTTCGCGCAGGAGATCCCCAACGCCACCCGCCAGCGCGACCAGGGCGGGCGCTTCGTCTCGACCGCGAAGGCCGAGCCCATCTTTCAGCCGCGCTCGATCGAGGGCGACGATCGCGGCGACACCTCGGACGGCGGGGCTGATCCTCGCTTTCTCGAACAGGAGAGGAGAGTTGCCGATGGCCGGTCTGAACAAGGGGAAGGCGTTTCGAAGCCAGCGAAACGTCCTCCAGCCGCCGCCGACGATGGCGATGACGGCGCAACCGAAGATGAGCCGCCAGAGCGCGTCGGCAGCGAAGCCGACGATGCCGATCCAGACGCTGAAAAACCAGACCAGGGGACCAGTCCCGAAGGGGAGCAAGGCGAAGACACCGGCCCCCGGTACAAAATTCAGGTAGACGGCGAAGAGCGCGAAGTCACCCTGAACGAGGCCCTGCGCGGCTACACCCGCGAAGAGACCTTCAATACCCGCATGGGCCGCATGGTCGAGATCGCCAAGTCGATCGACCAGCGCGGCGCTGAGACGCAGGCCGCGCGCGACGCCTACATCCAGCTGTGCCAGAACCAGGAGCAGGAGTTCCAGGCGCTGATCCCGCCGGAGCCGAACTGGGACCAGCTCTACGCGCAGAACCCGGCCCAGGCGCGGGCGCTCGAACAGAACTACAAGGCCGTCTACGGGACGCTCAACACCATCCGGCAGCGGCGCGCGCAGGCGCAGCAAGAGGCGATCAACGATCACGCCAACCGCACCGCTGGCTACGCGCGGGCCGAGTTCGACAAGTTCAAATCCAAGAACAAACTCTCCGACCAGCAGTCGGTCGACAAGGCGCTGCAGTACATGCGCCGCACCGCCCAGGAGGCGGGCTTCTCCGACGACGAGATCGGAACCACCTACGACGAGCGCATGCTGTCGGTCCTGCACAAGGCGGCCAAATACGACAACATGATGCGCAACCGCCCCCTGCCGGTGCAGCCCGACAAAGGCGTGACGCTTCAGCCCGGCTCTGCGCCGCGCATCGGCAACGGCGCCCAGCGCGGCATGAACGACGCCCAGAAGCGCCTCGCCTCCACCGGGCGCGTCGATGACGCCGCAGGCGTCATGGCCCAGCTCATCCGCCGCGGCGGATGAGCCAATAAATCCGGATCAACCGGAGCTGACTGTCTGGCTTAAGCCAGAGACCCCATAGTCTAGCCGTTCGGGCTAGAGACCCATCCAGCCTATTCGCTGGAGACAATCCCTCTTTGCCCGAAAGGATCAACTCCCGTGGCCAACACCACCAAAGTCACCAGCGCGTTTACGACTTACAACGCGACCGCGAACCGTGAAGATCTCTCCAACGCCATCTACAACATCGACCCCTTCGACACTCCGGTCATGTCCGCGGCGCGGAGAAGGAATGTAAAGAACCGCATCTTCGACTGGCAGACCGAGTTCTTGCCGCTGGTTAACCTTGGCAACGCCCAGGTTGAAGGCTTCCAGCTCAACAACGGCCCCAGCCAGCCGACCATCCGCCGCAACAACACGACCCAGATCTCCGAGCGCGACGCCACCGTGTCAGGCTCGCAGGAGGAGAGCGACGCGGCGGGCAAGGGCTCGGAAATGGCGCACCAGATGGCGCTCGCCGCCAAGGTCCTGAAGTCCGACATGGAGAGCATCCTCTGCTCCCGCCAACCCAGGAACGACGGCAACGACACCGGACCGGCCGCCAGGACCACCGAGGCCTTCTCCCACTGGCTCGGCCGCGCGGTCGACAAGAACAACACCGTCGCCGCAGCGGTCGCGCCCGGCACCATCGTCACCGGCTTACCTGTCGCCTCGACCGATCCGTTCCCCGCGCCCGGCACGCCGGTCACCATCACCGAGGCGATGCTCGGCGACGCGATGCAGCAGGCCTACACCAACGGCGGCAGCCCATCGATGTGGATCGTGCCGCCGGGACCGAAGCGGACGATCAGCGCGTTCGTCGGCCGATCGACCACCCAGGTCCTGGTCGGCAAGACTGAAGTGGTGTCCACCATCGATGTGATAGCAACGGATTTCGGTAGAGTGAAGGTTGCTCCAAGTCGTTGGCTCCCTCTCGACGTCGGATTGCTATTCGATCCAGACTATATCGCGGTCGCCTTCTTCAGGGCTTTTCGTCAGTTCTTAATGGCTCGTGTCGGAGACGCTGAGACGCGCATGATAGTCTGCGAATGGGGCGTGGAGATGCGTAATCCCCTGGCGCATATTCTCTTTAATGGCATAAAAAAATAGTGAAATACTCAGCGGTTCCTCTTCCACTTGTACGGCTGCCTCGGCCGCCGGTTGAAAGCTTGCTCGGACATTGTCGCCCAGCGGCAGTTTCCAGGCGCGTAGGGACCGTTGTTGTCGATCCTATCAATGGTCAGTCCCAGCGGCGGCTCACCCATGTCGGCGAGGAAGTTCTCGAAGATAAGCCACCTGTCGCAAACCATGATGCCGCGACCTCCGTACTCGGCGAAATGCTCGTCGTTGGGGTTGCGGCATCGATTGAGTATTGCCGCCCAGCGGGCATACGCAGACGATCGTCCGCCTCTCGGCGTGTGGCCATGTTTCAAGTTGCGAGTGGCCAGCTCTTCCCGGTGGGCGCAGCCGCAACTCGTTACGCTGCGTACACCGGGAAGAGCTGG